TGTGCTCGTAGGTGCATTCCAGCTTCACGTCAAGTGGCACCTCATCACCCTCTCGCACCGTGTCAAGATCGCCCCGGTCCAACATGTACTCGTAGGTCCGGTGCTCGGTGTAGGTGATGTTTCCATCGCCGACCTTGATCTCGATTTGCTGCGGGAGGAATGCGACACCAACCCCAGTCGCACCTTCGGCAACAGCGGATGCGAGTGCAGGACTGAACTCGATACTCGTTGTTGGACCCGACGCGCCGGGAGTTCTTGCGGTGACCGTATGAATCGTCGTTGGAGGTGTCTCCTCAGCAATTGTGAAACGGGCACCAACTGGCACCTGATCGGTGACAGCAGTATTCAAAACAGGACTATAGATGGTGAGATCAGTGACACCGACACCTGTCGCGCCATGCCCTGCATCACCGTCCAGTCCATCCTTGAACCGAACGATACAGTCACGAAGTTCAATTCGAGCCATAGTAATTCTCCTCTTCTCGGCTAGTTGTTGTCAGAAAGTTCCATCACATACCAGCAATCGACCATCGACTGTCTCAAACGATCTGTCGGTGTCGCCTGACCGAAATGATGAACCTTTATCGGGTTGTTTCGGTCATTTAACGACGACAAACAGCCAAGAAGTGATTGATCGTCTTCTGATCCATTTCCGTACCGATAGACCGCAATAACGGCGTCCATTGCCTCGTGGTAGAGACCAGCAATAAGTTGCGGTGTATACCGATTCTTAGGCGGCTTATCCATCCGACATTGAATCAGCACCCGAACTCCCACTTTGAGTTCGTAGTAGTTTCGACTAAGCTCACGGGAAAACGGTCCTGTTATTGCGATCTCGACATGCTCAGTGGCCTCCATGATCGCGTCAGTACGATCATCAACGCCCTCAATAAGAACCTTGATCTCGTTATCTGTAGCGACTTTCTTTAGGTAATCTGCTAAAGAGGAGAAAATCCAGCGCGCCCAGTGATGGTTCACAGCCATCTTTTACACCTCTCCAACTGCTTCGGACTCGACTTCAATCGTGTCTTCTCCACCGACCGACTGCAACAGACCCGTTTCCAAATCTGTTTCACCCAAAAGCATCTTACCTGTGATGATCCAGCCCGAATCGAATTCCATTTCTTCAATTTTCTCGAACTGGTACTTGCGGCCATTGTATACAAGCCAGTCATCCTGACTTATCACCAAATCCCTAGTATCCCGCCTGTCGATGATGAAAACTCGTTTGCTGGTATCGTAGCCTCCGCCTTGGACCATCAACTTATCGGCCGAGATCACAGAGATGTTGCGAACAACCTCCCGTGTCATCGTGGCCGGCAACACAATAGCCCGTTTCACGCGGGTGGCTAAGGTCTCAACGGTAGCTTCACCGGTTTTTGGGTCAACTTCAGAAGTCAGTAGCCTATAGATGACGATAGGGCCGCCATACTGTCGCTTCAAAGCATAAATGGCAATCTGCATCTGTCGATTCAGAAAGTATTGATGCGGCTGCATAGTGGTTCTCACCTACTCTTTTGATTCCTGCTTCGTCCATCGCTCATCCATCGCCCGCTCCAACCGCCGCATGATCGAAGTATTCCGAGTAATAACCCTAGTACACTTCTTCACGAGAGGTAGGAGCACTTTCCGTTGTTCATCTTCCAACTTGTTAATTCGACTTCCAAGTCGGCATTCACGCATCCAGCCTTGCCACAACAGAAAGCAAACCATCAGGACCAGAGGCCCGTACTGCTTCAAAATCACAAGCGCAGTATGCCAATCCATAATAGCCTCCGAGAAACGTGACAGAAAGCCACCCTCCCAGGTCGCCCTGGGAGGGTAGCGTGACAATCAACACGCCGTCTGGGTTAGCCAAGAAGAATCACGGCCAGGTTCGCATCCAAGACAGCAACGCCAGCCAAGATGTCCAAGTTGACGACCGTGCCACCCTCTTGGATGTCGTACTGCATCGACACTCGCATGGAGATATCGTTGTACGAACCCACATGGCTCAGCACGCCCATCTGACCATTCGGCACCGCCAGTGGGCGAGTGACGAGAGCCAGAGCGTCCCGATGGAACGCCATGTTCAGCGCGCCAGCAGGGCCGGGGAAAGCCGCTTGGGCATTGATGAGGGCGACTTCGAGCGGACGGTCGAGAATGACCGACTGCTCACCGACAGCCGACAGCCAGCTTTCGATGACGGTGTAGGTCCGACGAGCCGCACCGACACCGAAGGCGACCAACTGGCCAACCGCCGGAGCCACTGTGGTCCAGCCGTCCAGAACGATGGCCTCGCTGTACCCAAGAGCGTAGCCACCCTTCACGGTGCAAGCGTGGTAGACCGAGAGCTTGGCAAGTGCCGCAGTGGCGAACTTGTTGGCCTCGTTCAGGGTGATGTCCGTGGTTGCGCCGGTGAGAGCGGTGATGTAGGTCGGCTGATCGTTGCCGTCCACAACCGCGAATTCACCAATCGCGCACGCATGGGTCATCGTGCAATTCTGAACGCCAGCCTCACCAGCCGGCTGAATGTCGGTGATCGTGCCTTCGGTGACCTCGGAAGCCGAGACCGAAGCGTACAGCAAGCTGTTCACGTTCTGGTCCATGTACGTGCGGAACCCAAGGATGCGGCCGAGTTCGGCGTTTTCCAGGGCGGTTCCACCGTCGCCGCGCTCGTTGGCCTTGATGAACAACTCGGTCTTGAGCAGCGCTGTTTCACTGGACGGAGCCAGAACCAGGTTGCGACCGTCCATCGGGGCCTTGTTGACGTTCAGCACTTCCCGCGCTTCCAGCATGTAGTCCTTGCTGACAGCGCTAGTGAGATTCTGAAGCCGACCAACGCGACCGGTCGGAGTGCCGAGGAAGTTGTGGCTGCGACCGAGCACTGCACGATCGACCGCACGAGCGATCGACTGCATACCGGGACGCAGGTAGATGTCCACCAAGTCTTGGAACGACTTGCTGGCCTCACCGTCCTTGATGGTGAACGAGGTGTAGAACCACTGATCCAGAGGCACCTGCACGTTAGTCGCGCTGGCGTCCTGCTGAGCCAAGGTGGTCCCGTCCTTCTTCCGGCTGATCCGGAAGGTTCCGGGCCGGCGGGTGTTCACCACGTCGCCATAGTTCTTGACTTCATCCTCGAAGTCGCGGTGGACGAGGTTAGCGATGACCATGTTCTCTTCGAGAATGGCCAAACCTTCCTGAGCCCAATGCTCCGGGATGAAGGCGTCGTTGTCGTTGGCGAAACAGGCAACCTGAGCCTTATTGAAATACAGAGTCTTCATTGTGTTTCTCCGAAAAGGTTTCGTGTGGATACCGTTATCAGTATCCGTTCAGTCAGTTTCCACCCCTAACATTGTGTCGGCGTTTGCTATCGCTTCCGCCGCAACCCCAGAGCTTCAGGGTTCTTCTCACGGAGTTCTCGGTATTGCTGCGGAGTCAATTTCCGCACGTCAACCCGACCACTGCCCAGCGCTGTGCTGGTAGCCTGGCCTGCTCCGATGCCACTCACGACGCCTGACTTGAACAGGTTGCCGTAGGTATCGGGCAGTTCTTTCATCCGCTTCACCGCTTCCTCGGGCGTGCGAACCATCACGACCGGTTCTCCCGTCTTGGAATCGACATCATTCATCTCGACCATCGGTCGATACTTTCCTGTCGGCTTTCCGGTCTTCTCGTCCACCACTTCGAGCAGTTTCGTGAGAGGGCGCAAGATCACGATGATCTGGTCAGCGTTGAAGGCGTCGTTCTTAACGGCCGCATCTTGCAACGAGCGCTCAACCGTGCTGTCACGGTACAGGTTTTCCCAAAAGACGACCTTCTTCTTCAAGTCGGCGGTCTCGGCACCATGTACCTCTTCCAACTGCTTCTTCTCATGGGCGAGTTGCTGTTCCTTCGTTCGCAACTGACCCTGGATCGCGGTGAGATTCTCTTCCAAAGCCTTCCGCGTGGCCTCAGTCATGGATTTGTCGTTGAGAGCTTCGTGCAATTTGGCTTCCATCTGGGCCAACGCTGCCTGATGCTTCCGACGATCATCAGCAAGAAAACGATTCACGTCTTCCTGATTGAAAGTCGTCTTTCCGGCACCAGCCGCAGGGGCAGAAGTTCCACCACCACCACCACCACCACCACCACCACCACCAGCAGCAGCAGCAGCAGCAGCCGCAGCCGCAGCCGCAGCCGCAGCCGCAGCATCGCCACCAGCGCCAGCATCACCGGCTCCAGCGCTCCCCGCGCCGTCACCTTCGCCCTCAAAACAAGACACACAACCGCGAGACCGATACAAATGAGAAACGTTCATGTTCCACCTTTCACCCCTGGCGAGTTGACTCAAAGAACCGTATTACAGGACGCCAGTTTCCTGCTGGTTCACCCGGCTCTCTTGTGCCTGCCGGTCGGACAGGATGCAACTACAAGCTGCACCAGACGGAACGGGGTTACGAAACCCTCGAAATCTTGACCGCATCACCGTCTCGCAAATACGGTCTCAACCGACGCCACGCAAGGGCATTCGGAATCATGTTAATCAAGTGCTCAATCGGTAGTTGATCTCGATTGAACATGGTCTTGACGCCTCCATACGTCGAACTTGTTACAGCAAGTGTTTCCAACTCTTGCTCCGGGTCCTTGTTATCCAAGAGGCTGTGCGCCAGTTCATACTGTGCAATCCGAATGTCTTCTGGCACCTCCGTGTCAGCACCTCTTGGAAATTCGTTTGGTTGGGCCACTTCAGCAGCTTGAATCTCAGCACGAATGTCATCGTCGATCTCTTCGTTCTCATGGGCTTCCATGACAACGTAGACAGTGGCCTTGTAGCCTTTGAAATTGAGACCGTCAATCAGTCGGCGTGCGGCAATCAAAGCCTTCTCTCTGTCAAACGCTGAAGCCGCTGTCCACGCCCACTCGTGCAGACGTTGGCCGAAGTATTCGGCAGCTTCTACAAGCGTACCGTAGTAGGTTACATTGATCGCCATGTGTCACCTCATCAATACCGCTTCAGCCAATTAAGGTTATCTCGGTCGTCGTGCAACTCGTACCAACCCTTACCCCAGAGATCATGCAGCATCTCGAAGTATTCCTGATACATCCACCGCACTCGACCCAAGCTG